GCGCGCTGGCAACCGTGGCGTATCTCGTGACGGCCTGATGGCCGCAGTTTATGGCGCAGAGGCCGGCGATTGGCCGCAGGACAAGATCATCGACGTATTTCTGGTGCGCATCCGCCGCAAGATCGCTGACCAGCCATTCCACATCGAGAACGTCTTTGGCCGGGGATTTCGTTTCCGAGACGGTCCCCGAACGGTCACCCGCCCGCAACGCCGCTCACTAGGACGTGAGGACTAATGCGCCCCTCCAAGCCAATCCCCAAGAAGCCCAAGCCAAAGCCCGCTCCCCATACCAAGGAAGCCTTCGTCTCAGACCACAACAAGGTCATGGCTGCCATGGGATCGAATATGCCGAAGGGCGGCCACGATCTGAAGCGTGGCGGGTACTAGGGTCACTAGCTAAATGGCGAAGGCTCCTACCCAAATCAGGTCTTTGGCGCGCGAACACACTGAGCGGGCAATCAAGGTTCTTGCCGGCATCATGGACCAGCCAGATTGTGCTCCGGCTGCTCGCGTACAGGCTGCGTCGGCCCTTCTCGACCGAGGCTGGGGCAAGCCAACTCAACCGATCAGCGGAGACGAAGATGGACCGCCGCTGCTTCATCGCATCGAGCGTGTGATTGTCGATCCACGGACAGACACTCCAACGCCAAGTACCTAGGATCTTCGTTCCGCTCCTGTCGCCAGCCCGATACAAGGGGGCCTATGGCGGTCGCGGGTCAGGCAAGTCTCACTTCTTTGGCGAACAGCTTGTAGAGGACTGCCTTTACGAAAAGGGCATGCTCGCGGTTTGTATTCGCGAGACGCAAAAGACGCTCACGCAGTCCAGCAAGCGCCTGATTGAATCGAAGATCAGGTCCATGGGCGCGGCGGGCGAGTTCAGGGTCTTCTACGACCGCATCGAGACGCCAGGGGACGGCGTCATCATCTTCCAAGGCATGCAGGACCACACGGCAGAGTCGATCAAGTCGCTGGAGGGGTTTCAGCGCGCGTGGATCGAAGAGGCGCAGACGCTATCCGAGCGCAGCCTGACACTCCTGCGGCCTACCATCCGTGCCGAGCATTCGGAGATTTGGGCGAGCTGGAACGCACGTCGCAAGTCCGATGCGATTGACGACTTTCTGCGGTCCAAATCGCCGCCGAACGCCACGGTCATAAAGGCAAATTGGCGGGACAATCCATTCTTCCCGGCAGTGCTGGAGGAAGAACGCCAACTCGACTTGCGGCTGTATCCAGACCGCTACGAGCACATCTGGGAAGGCGAATACGCCAAGGCTTTCGACGGCGCTTACTTCGCGAAGCAGCTTGGCGAGGCGCGAACATCGGGGCGGATCACACGGCTTGCGGCAGACCCCTTACTGCGCACGCGAGCCTATTTCGACATTGGTGGGGCGGGCGCAAATGCCGATGCCATGGCGATCTGGATTGTCCAGTTCGTGTCGAAAGAGATCAGGGTTCTCGACTACATCGAAGGGCAGGGCCAGGTCCTTGCCTATTACGTTCAGGAGCTTCGCTCGCGGGGCTGGGGCAAGACAGAGTGCTTCTTGCCTCACGACGGGGCGAACGCCAACGCAATCACCGGCAAGCGGTATTGCGATCATCTGACGGACGCAGGGTTCAGCGTAACGGTTCTGGAGAATGCGGGTCGCGGCGCTTCGATGCTTCGGATCGAGGCCGCGCGCAGGCTGTTCCCGCGCATCTGGTTCAACGAAACGACAACGGAAGCAGGGCGCGATGCGCTTGGCTACTACCACGAGAGAAAGGACGAAATGCGCGGCATTGGCCTTGGCCCGGAACATGATTGGTCGAGCCACGCGGCGGATGCGTTCGGCATGATGTGCATTCACTACGACGAGCCGACAACTGGCGGCTGGAAGCAGCCTGCCGCGAAGTGGGTTGTCTAGTTGGCACCCCGCAAGAAGCCCCCGTCCGATAGCCACATCCAAGCTATCGTGCGATCGGAACTGCTTGCCTGCGATACCGCGAACGGCTCCCTGTTGGCCGGCGAGCGTTCCGAGAACATGGACTACTACCAGGGCCGTCCGTTCGGCAACGAGGTGGTGGGCCGGTCCAGTGTTATCTCCACCGATGTTCGCGATGCTATCGAGTGGATCAAGCCCACGCTCATGCGCATCTTCGCATCGGGCGAGAATGTCTGCGAGTTCGAGCCTGAGACGCCGAAGGACGAGGCCGTTGCCAAGCAGGCCACCGAGTATGTGAACTACATCTGGAACCGGGACAACAAGGGCTTCCAGAACTTCTACTATTGGTTCACCGACGCGCTCATGCAGAAGGTGGGCATCGTCAAGATTTGGTGGGACGGCACGCCGACCACCAAGCGCGAGCGTTACTACGGGCTGGACGACCAGACCTTCGCCACGCTGGTCAATCAGGACGACATTGAGGTTTCCGAGCACACGGAGCGCGAGGAGGAAATCCAGGTTCCGGGTCTGGACGAGAAGACCGGCCAGCCCACGATGAAGGAAGCCAAGATCACCGTCCACGACGTTGTCGTGACACGGGAGGTCGATCAGGGCCGGGTGTGTGTCGATTGCGTCGCGCCCGAGGAGTTCATGATTTCGCGGGCCGCGCGGGACATTGAGACCGCCCGCTGCGTCGCGCACAAGCGCCTTCGGTTCACGAACGACCTTATCGAGGAGGGTTACGACCCCGAGGTGATCCGCCGCCTCCCCGGCGATGAACTGACGGTAACGACCAATACCGAGGAGGTCGCCCGCAACACGGTAGAGCAGATCGGTGTCGGTCAGGACACGCCGCCCACCAGCGAAAACCGCGAGGTGTGGGTTTACGAGGCGTACTTGAAGATCGACGTGGATGGCGACGGCATCGCGGAGATGCGCCAGATCACATGCGCAGGCTCAGGCTTCGAGCTTCTGAAGAACGAGCCGTGGGATTTGCCCCGTCCGTTCGCGACGCTGACGCCAACCCCGATGCCGCACCGCTTCTGGGGTATCTCGGTCGCGGACATGCTGAAGGACATTCAGCTTATCAAGTCCACGCTTCTGCGGCTGTATCTGGACAACAAGTATTTGCAGGTCAACCAGCGCGAGGAAGTGCTGGAAAGCGCGATTGTCGATCCTGCGGAGGTGCTGTCGCCGGTTCCTGGCGGCAAGATTCGCGTCAAGTCCATGGGCAGCATCATGCCCATTCCGAGCCCGGACGTTGGCGAGAGCCTTCTGTCCAGCCTCGAATACATGGACCAGATCACCGAGGACCGTGTTGGCGTCTCGAACAAGACGCAGGGTCTTGGGGCGGACGCCTTGCACGACACCGCGTCGGGTGAGCGCATGCTGATGAACGCGGCGATGGGCAAGATCGAGCTTATCGCGCGGGTGTTCGCAGAAACGGGCGTGACGGAAGCGTTCCGCCTCATCCTCAAGCTGATCTGCACCTATCAGGACAAGGCGCGCACGATCAAGCTGACGGGCGGCTGGGTTCCGATGGACCCGACCGGCTGGAACGAGGACATGAAGATGTCCGTGAGCGTCGGCATGGGCACGGGCGACCGCGACATGAAGATGGCGAACGCCCAGATGATCATGGGGATGCAGAAGGAGGCGTTCCCGCTGGGCGTCGTGACGCCTCAAAACATGATGAAGGCAGCGGACCTTGCGTTTCAGGCCATGGGGATGAAGTCGGCAGAAGGCTACTTCACGCCGCCGCCTTCGGGCGCAAAGCCGCCGAGGCCACCTGACCCTGCGATGATCAAGGCGCAGGCCGATATTCAACTTCAGACCGCCAAGCAGCAGGGCGACATGGCCTTGCAGCAGCAGAAGATGGCGCTGGATGTGCAGGAGAAGCAGAAGGAGCGCGAGGCGCAGGCGGCGGTCGATCAGCACGCCAACCTTGTCGAGATGCAGCGGCACCAGATGGAAATGCAGATGGAGGCGAAGCTTCAGCAGCAGCAGATGCTGATGGACTCCAAGCTGAAGCAGATGGAGCTGGAGCAGAACGCCCGCCTTGAAATCATCCTCGCCAACATTCGGGCGAACGCACAAATCGAGTCCACAACCATAACGGCAAAGGCGAGCGCGGACGTTGCCGCGCAAGCAGAGGCCAGAACGGATGTACCGGCATGAACTTCGAGATTGACCTTCAGGCCCTCCTGACCGCCACCCAGCAGCAGCGCAACACGGCGCTGGACCATGCGGCCAAGATGGAAGCGGGCCTTGCCACGGCGCAGGCGGTCATTGCGGAGCGTGACAAGCAGATCGAGGAACTGTCGGCCCGGCCGGATTTGCCGCTGCCCATCTTTGTCGCCGGTTCGGAAGGCGACATGTGGGAGCCGTTCTCCAGCAGGCTTAAGGTGGTCCATTCCGTCCTGTTCGACGACGGCTCGATGTTCGACACTTTAAATGGTTGGAGAAGCTTCAAGCTCACACCAGCCAACATCGACACGATCAAGAAGATGAGGGGCGGCAACCACTCTATTTCCGAAGGCCAGCACGCCTGATGGACGAAGCGGCCCTCAAGATCGAGCGCGGCATTCAGGCCAAGGCGCTCCTGGACAGCCCTGCGTTCTCCGATGCCGTCAACCGGCTCATGCAGAACTACTTCGACATCTGGCTTGCGGCCAAGACGCCCGCAGCCCGTGAAGACATGCACCGTTACGTGACCATCCTTCAGCACCTCAAGGCTGACCTGACCTCGACCGCAACGACCGGCACGCTGACGAAGCAGCGCACCGATCTGCTTCAGGGCCAGCCGACCCCCATTTGGAGAAGAGCACTTGGCTGACCTCGAAAACACCGGCCCGACCGATACTGTCGAGCACGCCGCAAACGTATTTTCCGATATCCTGAAGCGCGAGGCGGAAGCACCCGCTGCCGCGCCGGAACCGGAAGTCAAGGAACCACCCTCACGCTTCGCCCTCCCGGGCAAACCGGAAGTGGAGGTTGAAGAACCCCAAGAGGCACCTGACGAAGGTGTTGCGGGTCAGGAAGGAAACGAGCCTTCCACGCCGACGCAGAACGCACAGCAGCAGAATGCTCCAGCCCCGGATGCGAGGGCGCAGCAGGAGATTGCCCAGCGGGAAGCGCAGGCACAAGCCGAACGAAATCAGGCCATTCAAAACCTCAACAACGTCGTCAACCAGCTTGCGGCGGCAGTGGCCGGCGAGTTCGCGGACATCAAGACCTATGATGACCTCGAACGTGTCGCCACCACGGACCCCGACCGCTACAACCGCTATGTGATCCAGCAGGGGCGCCTTCAGCAGGCGCAGCGGGTCCAGCAGCAGGTTCAAGCGCAAGCCCAGCAGGCTCAGGCCCAGCAGTTCCAGGCATGGCAGGCGAAGGAGGCCGAGAGGCTTCCCGAACTCATCCCGGACCTGAAGGATCCAGAGAAGGCCCCCGCCGTCGCGCGGCAACTACAGGACTACGCTCTCAAGAACGGCGTGACCCCGCAGATGCTGACGACCGCGAGCGCCGCACAGCTTGCGATCCTTCACAAGGCCATGAGCTACGAGAACTATCAGGCTGAGCAGGCGAAGAACGCCAAGGCTCAGGCTGAAGCCCTCAAGGCTGCACAGCAGAAGGCCGCGAACGCACCTCCGGTCCAGAAGCCGGGCGCGCAACGCACGACGAGCACCAAGGACGACAGAATCCAGTCTGATTATCGACGGCTCCGCAAAGACGGCTCGGTGGAATCCGCAGCCGCCCTCTTCAAATCAATGGGCCTTTAGGCCCGCAGCGGTAGGAGCCGCACTCTAAGCCATGACCATCCAGACCAATGCCTTCAACACCTATGGTGCTGTGGGCAATCGCGAAGACCTGACCAACGCGATCTACAACATCAGCCCGACCGAGACCCCGTTCATGGTGTCGATCGGCAAGTCCAAGGCGACGGCCACCAAGCACGAATGGCAGACCGACACGCTGGCAGCCGCGGTTTCGACCAACGCGCAGCTCGAAGGCGATGTCATCACCGGCACGGCGTCCGCCACCACGACCCGCCTCAACAACTACTGCCAGATCAGCACCAAGGATGCTGTGGTCACCGGCACGCAGGACGCCGTGGACAAGGCAGGCCGCACGACGGAAATCGCCTATCAGATGGCCAAGCGCGCCAAGGAACTGAAGCGCGACATGGAAACCGTCCTGACCTCGAACCAGAAGGGTGTCGCCGGCGCAACCGGCACGGCCCGAAAGCTTCGCGGTGCGGAAGCGTGGATCGCGACGAACACATCGCGCGAAACCACGGCGACCTCGGGCGGCACCAAGGGCAAGTCGGCCACCAACAACTCCGCCACCTCGGCGGCGGT